CTTTGAGTCAGTGCCGTTCTTCTGTCAGGCCCGGACGATTCAGACTTTCTTGCGACTTCATGCCAAGAAGATCGAAAAGGAAGCGTTCGGTCGGAATTTGTTCCTTCCCGTCTCTCTCGGTGGCCTTGGCCAAGAGAGGCCAGTCCTCTGGCACGATACGGTCACTCCGTTTCAGTTCTCTGTCGCCGAGAAGCTCATCCGTCAGACTCCGTTCTTTGACTACTCTTTTGGTCCGAAGATCGATGTGGTCGTCCGTCCGAACCCCTCGGGTAACCCTTGGGATCAGGTCACGGCTGCCCCAGTCGAGTCCTGGACAAATCGGGATAATCTTGAACTCGAGTCGTTCCAGAAAAGAGTTTCTCGCCGTCATCTCGTCACTGATCTCCCTGTCTTGGCAACGATTTGCCGTTGCGGCTCCGTTCGGTATCATGGAACCAGCAAGTGTAACGGGCCCGGATGTTTTAAACCGTCCCGCCGTTGCCCGGCGGATCTTGGCCGTTGGGAGACGCAGAGATTCCGTTATCGGTGTACGACCTGCTTCGACAGTTGGGGTCAACTCCTCGATGAGAACTTTCCGTGCACTCACGGTGAAGAAAAATGGATCGAGCGGAGATCGTACAAATGCGAGTGCCATGGTGAACTGGATGAACCGGTCGGAGAGAGGCAACCCCTTTCGGAGGCCGATCTTCGGTCTTACTTTCGTCCAGTCCTCGTTTCCAGACGTCAGCGCCCTGAAAAGGCGTCCCTCTCCCGTGAACGGCAGATGCGGACCTGGGAGAATCGGTTGGTTGACCTGGCGGATCCGTTGTCGGCGCCGTGGAAGATCCCCCTTCCTAAATAAGATGGCACGCCTAGCTCTCGGCGTAAAATGGAGCGGCCATGTGAAGGAAAACACGTATATGCGCATTCGTGCGGTCATGCAAAAACCATGGGGTTCTGTGTTCATTGCCCAAAACGCTTCGTGGCCTGGATGGCCCAATTGCGTACTAAGTCCGTCTGCGAACATGACAGTAGGGAAACCGAATTACTCTGTTCTCGGTTCGGGCGGAATGTCTACAGACTGCACGGGCAACGGTGCTAGGTCACAGGATGAACAGTCGCTCTTGACCGGAGGTATCCCATACTAGGTCATGGAACACTCATCGGAGGTCAAACCTCAAAACGTCGGCCAGCAGGTGGTTGACGAACATCTTCGCAATCTGCGCAGACTTCTCCCAGATGAGCGCGTTGCCGCTTGGTCTGAGCAACGGTACGCCGAGGCGCGTGCAGCCCACGCCCGCCAACGCTCTATCGATAACGAGCTCCGGCAGGCAGAAGTTTCGCGTCAAAAGAAGGAACTTAAGCTTCGTATGAACAAGCAGAAGGTCCTCCTTAAGGAGCAGATTGAACGGGAAGCAAAGGAGAAACGCGAGCAGGAACGAATCGCCAAACTGGAAAGACAGCGGATGGCAGCAATGTCTGAAGCTTACCATCCGAATGGTATTCCGCCTCCTCCCCCTCTCCCCTTCTCAACGATGCCGGAT